GATAAAGTGGCATTTCAACTTTTTGAGCCATAGCCCAAAGGTCTACTGGACCTAAATCCATAGGTTCAGCATCCTTCAGCATGTTAACCAAGTGGTACGAATCCACATGGGAACTTGCGTTGTAAGCGGTATCTCTGAGGAATATACCATTGTTTAAAACTGGAGTTGCCATTTTTATTTATTGTTTAAATTGTTACTAATTAAAATCTTCTAAACATGCTGCCCTTTTGAATTTTTCTAGGCTCAGATTTAGAAGGTGTTCTTCTTTGCTCATCATCATACTGTGTAGTAATAGATGAATTAAGTTTTCTTGATTCTTCTGTTTTCAATTGTCTTACTGTTTTCTCTACAGCTTGTCTACTACCTTGATCACGAACTTTGTTCTTATACCCATTTGGATCTGCAAGTAACCATAGTGCTTCTGCAATAAGGTCATGTCTTGGTTCTACAAATTGATACTTCTCTAGTAAGTGTCCAAGAAGATTAGTTGGTTTTCCTGAAATAGAAGGGTAGTTAGGTTGCACTAGTCCGGAGAATAACAAACCTTGAACTTTTTTGTCAAGCTTCAAACCACCAATTGTTCCAGAGGCCAATGTAGTATATACATTCTCTTGGTATGCTTTTGCCTGTTGAGCTTGTTGTTGTTTTCTATGTTCTTGCTCTGCCAATTGTCTTGCAACAATTTCTTCTTGCATTGCATCCAACTTAGGTTTGAATTGATTAGCTTTTTGTTCAAGTCTATTCAAATCTCTCCAATCTTGGATCTCAGCTTCAATTTCTTCAGGAGTACCAAAGCCAGTTGCATATAAGTATTGTCTTGAGATTTCTGCTTGATCATACTCATCAGTTGGATCAAGTGATCTCATTTCTTCTACATGAGCAAGAGTTCTAAATAAACCTTTAAGATCTTGTCCACCATCAGCTACATACTTAGCAGCATATTGAAGTTCTTCTGGTAATGCATTAAAGAATTCTCTAGGAGTATTTTGTCTAATGGCATTCTCTCTTTCTTGAAAGTTTGCTTCAAACAACTCTCTGAAATCTTTTGTTGTGTATTCCTCTAAAGGTTTATCATCATCAAAAGCAAATAGAGTACCTTCCTCAATCATTTTAGATGCTAATTCAGCAAGACCTGATTTATCAATCTTTGGTCGGCCTTTATTACCTGCATCTTCTTCTTGAGAAATCAAGTTGTCAAGTTCAGCAATTGTCTCTTGAACTTCTACCTTTTTCTCTTGTGCTTGTTGTCTGTCTTCTACAGAAGCAGTAGGATTGTCAAAGAACGTAGTGTCAACTGTTTCTTTATGAAACATTGTTTTTGGTTTATCTTCTTCCTGTGGCAGCATTACATTCTCTGCACCAGGCATTCCAAAGATCTCATCAATATTCACATCTACTTGTTCTACCGTTGTAGAATCTTTTACCTCATTGAGGTCTTTTGTGTCATCTGTCATTGTTGTTGGTTTTTGTTTATACTTTAATATACAAAATAAACTTGAAAAATTTATTAATCCCTGAAAAAAAATTGTAGTATATAGCTAACTACTTATTCCCTTTATTAGATTTTACATCAAATTTGTTCTTGTTTTCTTGAGCAATCTGTAATTGTTTATCTGCAATCTCTTTCTGAGTCTGAAGTTTTTGTCTTTCAAGTTGACCTTTTTGGTTTTCAATAGTCATTCTATTTGTTTCCTTTTCTCTCTGAAGATTAGTTTGATCTTGATATTGTTCAGTATCTCTAATATCCTTCATAGCATCTCTGTAATCAGACATTTGATTTTGATCAACATCAGCAGCAGCACCGTAACCAGCAGCTCTAATTTCTGCAACAAGTACATCACGTTGTCTATCTTTTTCTTTCTCAGCTGCAGTAGAATCAATCTTCATTTGCTCAATCTCTTGTTGTTTCTTGAGTTGTTCTTGCTGCATTTGTTGTTGTTGCTGCATTTCTGCTTGTTTCTCTTGTTGTTGTTTTTGTTCAGAATCTTTAAGAACTACATTAAGAGCAGCAATAGAGTCAGATTGTACAATTTTACCTAAGTCATAAATAGAAGCACCGGTAGTATTATTCTGGATAGCCATTTGTTTTAACTGTTCTAGAATTGCTCTATGGTTTGCATTTGTACTTATGGCAATATTTAAATCTCTAAGTAAAAGATCTGTACCATTGATTTCAAAGTTTACCTTTTCATCTGCAGAAGTAACATAAGTTAATCTTGTAGATGGTTTTGTAGAATGATAATATTGAGCCAAGTCAGTTCTCATCTGATGAACTCGTGGCATCAAATAATCACAGTGTTGGATAAAGAACATTTCTGTCTGAGCATAAGATGCTTGCATTGCTTGTTCTACTCCAGTAGCAGTAGTTTGAGATAACTGTTGTCCCATACGTTGTTGGTTAACACCAATTACCTCATATGCTTGTTGTTTGAAGTAGTTAGCCAACTGAATCCTTGACATCAATCTATTTGTTTGTTCTAGATCTAGTTTCTGGAAGTGATTAAAGTTTAATGCATTCTCTGTATTTGTAATAGAAGTATCCAATGGTAACATCTGGAAATTCTTCATTGCTACATATGCCTTAGATAAGTTTCCTTTCCCCCAGTCTTCTCCTAGTGAGTGTCTTGGTAAAGCATTTTGATCAAGAAGAATTACAGTACCAAGTTCATCTACTAAGATATCTGCAATTTGATTGTTGACAATGTTATACCCAATCTGGTATGGTTTCATTAAGTCAATGAGTGCCGTTGACTTTGTATTTCTATCTGAGAATACTGAACCTTTAACAGGAAGCTTACAACCATATAAAGATGAGTCACCTTTAAATTGGAATTTAAGTGGTCCAATATGATTTCTATTTACACCAATATAGATAGGAGAGAATCCACCAGGATTATTCATACCCCAGAATGAAGGAATGTTTGGTCCAATCTTTACACCACCCCATACTTCATTGATCCAAATCCAATCTATATGCTCTCCAAAAAGTAAATTGTCTTTATTCTTATTTTTGAAAAGTCTTGTATCATAGATAGGTTTATCTGTAATTTGATAATCTTCAGTTACAATCTCATTTGTTACATCACCTTCCTCAGTTATCTTAGTTAAGTGGCCAAGTTTCTTTTGAGATTTCCAATATGCAGTAGTTACTCTAAGTAAGTATGCAGTACCTTGATCATAGTAATCTTCTCCTTCAGCTAAGATCTGAGTAATAATATCTGAACCGTCAAGTATATTACCTGACATAAATGATGTATACTGTCTGTAGGCAAGTGATGGCATGTTGACGTTCCAGTCATGAGACTTAGTACCATCATAGAAACTACCATCATTTTGTAGACCTCCAATATTATATCCGGCTGATCTAATAGGATATACTGATTCAAGAGCTCTATGTTGTTCTTCAGTAAGTACATGTCCATACTTATCAATAACATCAGATACGGTAAACATATCTGTTTTACCAACCCAGTTACCTTGAGATACATATCTAATATCCGGAGACTTGTGGTAGAAACAAAGAACAGGATTCCATAACTCTACATCATAGTCATCTTCTAACATTCTAAAATGCCAGAATTCTCTATCTGTAATTAACATGTCACGGAAAGCTCTTTCTTCTAGTTCATCCATCCTGAATCTTTCAACATCAACTTTATGTTGGTGTTCAGCCCATTGTTCTACCATAGAACGGTAATCTTTCTTAAAGAACTGTTCAATCTCAGGTAAGGATTTAATATTGTCTGGAGATAATTGTTGTTTAGCTTCTTCAGAGTCCGGATCCAATCCTTGCTCTAACATTGCTGCCAACATCTTTGTAGAGGCATCTGCCATTAATGTTTGTTCTACCTGTGCTCTTTTTTGTTCAAGCATCTCATTGTAGGAGAAATCATCAATAGCTCTATAAGTTAATCTAGTTGATCTTTTAGCAAATTCAGCTACTAAGACATTAACTACATTTGGAATGATAGGATAGAACTTAAGTTCCAATGCTGAGGTGTCTTCTTTAGTAAGTAATTCAACCACATCTCTATATTCATTATTCTCTTCAATGATATAGTCTGTTCTATCAATAATACCTTTAGCCAGTTTGTAGTTCTTCATTAGTCTTCGGGCATTTCTACGGATCTGTTTCAATCCCTGCCACTCCAACCAATCAAGATTCCATGCAGCCCACTCTTCAGTTTTATCCTTTTTAGGTAAGAACTGCAAAGGTTGAGTAATACTACCCAGCCTATTTTGTTCTGTTTTAGCACCTTTCTTGGCCTGTAATGCATTTATAACTTGCATAATTTCTATTTAATATTTTTAAATGCTGATCTTTTAAATCCAGTATTCACACTATTACCACCATGACCCATGTGTCTAAATGGACTCTTATTTAATTTAAACAAATTTTCTGACTTTTGCAAGTTTTTGGCTGTATCATCCATAATTGTTCTTTTGGTATATCCTCTATTGGACTCTTGTATTTTCATGAATGATACAAGTGCAGCAAAAGAAACTAGTCTATCCACGTTGACTCCATCTGCATATTCCCTCATTTCTTTGATTAGCATTGGATCTGGAATACGTTCTATACCATATGTAGTTCTTACAACTGTACCATCTGCTTTAAGTTCCTGATCAAGTTCTTCTTTAGTGAATTCAATAGCATAACTTAGTAGATGGGCTTTGAATAATGTACCTGTATTTTTCCAACCATACTCCTGGAATACATTAGCATTTGATCCAAGATCTTTCAAGAACATGATTTGACTCTTAGGTACAAGATATCTTTGTTTTCTTCTGGATATGATATACTGGATAAATAGAGAGATGTTGTTCTCAACTAGTGTCCATGCATTATACCATTCCATAATAAGTTCCAACTGTTTGTGAGTTTGATTGATATCATCATATCTACCACACCATGCTGCCACAATCTTACCTTGTTCTATGTATGTTTCTGTTTCTACACCGGTAACTTTGGTAATTTCAATAGGAGCTTTCATCACGTAGATAGAACATAGTGATTCTGAAGTAGTAGTTTTACCTTCACCCACGGGGTCAATAGAGGCATAATACATTCCAAATGTAGGATCTTTTACAGGTCTTTCCCAAACCACAATACAACCAGTTTTATCTTCAGTCTTTTTGTTTATTGGGAATTCCATTATAGGTCTTTTGTTACTCTTAGTAACTACTGGTTTTCCATCTACATCAGTAGATATATCCAGGTATTCATAACCATATTCTTTTTCTTCTATTCTTCTTTCTTGTGCGGCAAGTAGATGTGTAGGAAATACAGATACGGATCTATGATCAAATGCTTCTTTAATGTTTCTAGGATGCTGAGAAATCCTTAATTGGTAATCTTCTGGAGCAAGTTCATCTTTCCATTGTTTAAACTGTTTATCCAATGCTTCTAATGCTTCTTCTACAAGTGAATTACCATAGTCATCAATGTATGGAGGCATAGACCATTGTTCAGGAATAAATAAACCTGTCATACCTACAGTACCTTTATCATCTATAAGATCAGACTCTACAGCATAAATGTCTTTATTAGTAGGATTTAGGATCATATCTTTCAAGGGTAAACATTGAGATAAATCACCCACAGATCCTGCAGCAATAAACATTCCTGTAGTAATCAAACCTGATCTCATGGCTGGTCTCATGTACTCATATGTCTGATCCATCTTAGGAGCAATACCTGCCTCCTCATGGAAGAAGTATTTAACCGGACCCCCTACACCATTTGTTGGATCTTTCTCAAATGACATACCTTGAATAGTACCTTTGAGACCTACTTCTGTTTTTCTATCTCCTTTTCTTACCTCAATCTTTTGCTGCCACATCATTACTTTGTCTGGTGACATAGGACGATACCATGCAGTATGTTCATTTAGGAATGCAGCATATTCTTGTAAGAACTTCCAAGAACCTTTTTCATTGATGTAATCCTTAAGTGAGGCACCCATCTTAAGAGTAACCCCTGCTTCAAACCATTGTTGATTTATAAACTTACCCATGTGGTAGTAAGAAGATGCAATCTGACGTTTCTTTAATATACCGGCATGTTTATAATTTAGTTCAGCAAGTAGTTCATATAAGGCCAAATGATATTGTGCATCTCTGATCTTAGCAAAACCAAAATTCTGTTCTTCCTTATCAAAGATTGGAAGAAAGTTTAACCACATGTAGTATTCTCTTGCAACAAACCAGGTATCATCTCCATCAATTACAATGATTCCTTTTCGACACTTTGTCTTTTGGTCATCCCAATAATTTATAAAGTCTCTTGATTTGAATGGAGCTGTACAGTATACTCCAGTTTTTTTAAATTTTGTTGACTCCGATACGAAAACTTGATTGGTAGTTTCATTGAAGTTGTACTTTCCTGGTTCTTTAAATACTCCAAAGATGAAGTCACGGAACTCCTCTCTGGATTCAAAACTTGTAGTTCTCCAGTTTCCATTGTCATAAGTTGGTATGTCTTGATAAATCTCACTCATTACATGTCATATGCTAGTCCTTGTCCACCACGTACTTTACTCTGTTGCTCTTCTTGAAGATCTTTATAAGCTCCTTTGAATGACTGTCTAATTGAATCATAGTTCTTAGCAGCAGCAATTAGAGAGTTAAAGTTTCCATCTCTACCTGTTGTAATCTGACTTGTTTCCATATACCTACCTAATCTATCTAACATAGAAGCAATACCCTTATATGCTCTAGATGTAGGAGTCTCATACATTCTTTCACAAAACTTAAGTGCTGTATAGATTGTGTCATCTTCGGTAGAGAAATCTCCGTCTATTTGTTCAATGATAAGAGATTCCTTATCCACATCCGGAGTAAAGAAAAAAGGATTAAGATCGGGATTAGGACAACACATATAAAAAAGATACATGTATATTTTAAGATGATCTTCAGGGTATTCATCCATAACATCTTTAAGTGCCTTTAATGTATAACAATGTTCAGTAGGAATAACCACTCCATTCTGCACATCAAATAGTTTTGTAAAACTCATTTCTTTTTAATTTTATCTTTGTTATCCTGAATGTAATGAAAAATTGCCAATACTTCATCAATTAAATATGGTACTGCCATTGGTATAACTTCTTTAACAACCGGTTCTCCATTCTCATCTTTCTTAGTTACAGGATAACCCCAGTTGTCTTCTCGTTCAATTTCAAACGTAATATGATGTATAAATATTCTTCCAGGTTTTAATTTAGGATTATGCTTAAGTATAATATACATATAAATGCTAAGTTGTAAAGCATAATGATAAAAGTTACAATCATCTAAACTATCTACAGGAGGAGCCATTTTCTCTGACACCCCTTCCCAGCTTACATAAGATTCTTTCTTAATTTCTTTATTAGTCTTGTAGTCAATGATATTTACTTTACCATTGACTACCTCAACTAAATCTGATTGACCACAAACACCTGCAGATCTTAAATATACCATATGCTCTGGGTAAACTCCAGGTTCTAGTTTCTGAGATGGTGCAACTTTAACACCTTCTCTAATTTCATTTGGTTTAAATACAGGTACTGTGACTCCTTCTCTTTCCATAGATGCTAACGAACATAAGTCAGCTTCTCTTTGGTTATGATACCAACTACCTAATACAATTGATCTATCAGCTTCATTATTCCATATCTGTTGGATAATAACCGGATCAATTCCATACCACTTAGAATTCTTATTTTTAGATACCTTGGCTGCAATCTTCTTTGCATCAAAAGGTTTCTTAAAATGTGAGACAAGTGTAGTAACACTTATCCATTTGATATTTTCATCATCCAAGCTTTTATAGCTGTGATCATCTGCATTAAATACTATCATTTTTCAGTAATTCTATAGCCATAATGGCCATGTTAAAATTGTCTATGTCTGTAGATCTTAACATGCTAATCAAATTCTTAGCAACATCTGGTTCTACTTTCTTCTTTTCTTCCATCCATTCTACAAACCCTACTGAGTTTTCTACAGCATAACAATGATTTATCATTTCCAATCCTGCAGTACCTGTATGAATATGGATCCATCTTCCTTGTGCTGCCATCCCGTCAGTCATAAAGGATTCTAGTTCATTCCAATTAGGCATTCTCAATAATTGTATTAGCCAAGGTTATAGATGATTCATCCTGAGACATCAGCATCTTTCTAATATTACTTACTTCTTCCTGTGTAAACTTACCTTCCATTGAAAGTATCTTTAATCTTAGAAACTTATTATCTGTTTCTAGTTTCTTAATTCTTTCTTCTATTGCTTGTATAGGATTTGGCCAAGGATCATTAAATGGTTCGTTATTTA